AGTCTTTTGTATAAATTTCAATACTCATAAACTAAATCCTGCAAAGCTATTTTTATCTACGTCTTGTTTTGTTCCGCCGTTAACATAACTAGTTATCTCAGTTTCCTGTGGAGCAACCTGTACATCACCACCTGCAATCCACTTTTGTGTCCATGGTAGTGGGTTACTTGCACCTTTGTAACTGCTTGGTACACCAACTGCAATCATACGTTTGTTTGCAATCCACTGTACATATTCTTTCAGCAACTGTGCATTAAGTCCAATCATTGATCCATCTTTGAACAGATAATCTGCCCATGCACATTCTTGTTCTACTGCGTCTTCAAACATTTTTATTACTAGTGGTTCACACTCTGCTTTGATTTTAACAAAGTCTGGATCATCTTGTGGCAGTATTTTCATCAGTTGTTGTGTACTCGCTAGGTGGACATTCTCATCACGTGCAATAAACTTTATAATTTTAGCATTACCTTCCATCTTCTTAAGTTCAGCAAATGCCCAACTACATGCAAAAGACACATAAAAACGTACACCTTCAAGTATGTTTACACTGGCTAGACAAGTCCAAAGTTTTTTCTTAAGTTCATACAGATCAATAACAATTTTTTTGCCGTTGACAGTATGTGTTCCTTCACCTAATAGATTATAGAAACTGCAAGTTTTTATTAGATCATCATAGTAGGAAGTAATATCATCACCACAGTCAATAATTTCTTGTATGTCCATCATCTCATCAAACACTTTACTTGGGTTTGAATATACATTACGGATAATATGTGTGTAACTTTTTGAATGTATTGTTTCAGAAAATGTCCAAGTAATGATCCAGTTCTCTAACTCGGGTAAACTCACAATTGGTGAAAATGCTTCGTTAGGAGCTCTACCTTGCACACTGTCTAACAGTATCTGTCTTTTAAGGTTACTTGTAAAAATATGTTTTTCATTAGCAGTGAGTTCTTTAAAATCCTTTGCATCACGTAGCACATCAACTTCTTCAGGTCTCCAAAAGAATCCTAACTGTTTGTCAGTGAGTTTATCAAACTGTCTGTACTTTAATGTATCATATCTTTGTATTCCTACTCCGCCTGCTGGATCTAAAAATGCTAAACTTGTCGTGTGGTCTCTATTTGCGGTATTCAATACACTCATTATTTCTTCCTATATTGTGCAACTTTCACATTCTTCTTCAAATGTGTTTTCAATTACTATCTGTTGTGTTTGTGTTTCGTTCATTTTATCGATGTCAATTTCTCCAGCACCGTCAAAAGTGTTGAAGTAATACAACTGCTTGTGGCCGTATTTATAGCAAAGCAATAGATGTTGTAGCATAACGCTCATTGGGATCTTTTCATCTTCGAAGTGTACGGGGTTGTAAGACGTGTTTACACTTATTCCTTGGTCAATGTATTTTTGCAGGACTGCCATAATTTTTAAGTAACCCTCGGGCGACTTTTGATCCCATAGTAGTTCGTACTTGTTTTTATAACGTGCATATCCAGGAACAACCTGTTTAAGCACACCATCTTTACTTTGTTTTATACTTACAAATGCTCTTGGTGGTTCAATACCATTTGTACTGTTGCTTATTTGTGCTGATGTTTCTGCTGGCATAAGTGCCATCAGTGTTGAATTACGTATTCCTGTTTCTCTAAGTTGTGTTCTAAGTCCTGTCCAGTCAACTGCGTCTATATGAACTACTAGTTCATCAACATCTTTCTTATATGTGTCAATTGGCAACACACCATCTGAATATTTTGTTTCTTCATTCAATGGACATGCACCAAACTCTTGTGCTAAGTCAGCACTTGCTTTTATTAAATAATAACTCCAGTGTTGTGCCCATGTGTCCACAAGTTTTAAGGCGTCTGGATCACTATAACTTGTATCGTTCTTGGCTAAAAAGTATGCAAGATTAATAATACCAACACCAAGTGGACGTCTGTTTTCAGTTGCCATCTGTGCGGCAATAATTGGATAGTTTTGATAACTTAACAATGCATCAAGTCCACGTACTGCAAGTGTGCATGCCTTTTCCATATCTTCTGGATTTGTATAACTTCCCCAATTGATTGCACTTAACGTGCATAAGGCAATTTCTCCCTCTGGATCATTTATATCATTCAATGCTTTTGTTGGCAAGTCGATTTCACAACACAAGTTGCTTTGTTTAATTGGAGCAACCTCAGTTTTAAAACTACTGTGTTCATTTGCATGATCAACATTTTGCAAGTATATTCTGCCTGTGTCTTTTCTTTCTTGCATGAAAGCAGAAAAAAGTTCTGTGGCACTTATTTTCTTTTTTCGTATACTTGTTTTGCGTTCTGCCGCTTCGTATAGTTCTCTAAACTTGTCTTGGTCTTGAAAAAAAGCATCATATAGTCCAGGCACGTCATTAGGAGAGAATAGTGTGATGTCTCCGCCACTCATTAAACGTTCGTACATCAGTTTGTTAAACTGTACACCATAATCCATGTGTCTTACTCTGTTGTCTTCTGTGCCTTTGTTATTTTTAAGCACAAGTAAATCTTCAACTTCCAAATGCCATAGTGGATAGTAAAGTGTAGCTGCTCCGTTACGTACTCCACCTTGTGAACAACTGCGTGTTGCCGCTTGAAACATTTTGTAAAACGGAACAACGCCTGTGTGATACGCATCACCATTACGTATTGGTGAGCCTATTGCTCTAATGCGTCCACCATTAATACCAATGCCAGCTTTTTGTGAAACGTACTTTACAATTGAACTTGATGTTGCATTGATACTATCTAAACTATCGTCAGCTTCGATTAACACACAACTAGAAAACTGTCTTTGTGGTGTACGTACACCTGCCATAACCGGCGTAGGCAAACTTATCTGGTGTGTGCTTATAGCATCATAATAATCTTTTACCCAACGTAGTCTTGTTTTCTTATCATAATCTTGAAACAGGGTACACGCAATTAACATATAACACATCTGTGGAGTTTCATACAAAGTTTTTGTTACTCTGTTTTGCACAAGATACTTGCCACGAAACTGCTCCATAGCGGCATATGTAAGTTGCTCATCACGTTCATGCTTTATCCAGCCGTTGATAGTATTCCATTCTTCTTCTGTGTATTCTGTTAGTAGCTCTGGGTCGTAGAAACCTTTTTCTACATTGTGCTTTACAAGTTTATAAACATGCCAATGATCAAAACCACCATACACCATTTTGTTTATATGATAGACTATAAGTCTACCAGCTACTGTTTGATAGTTTGGTGTTTCTTCTGATATTAAATCAGCGGCACTTTTTATCAGTGTTTCTTGAATATCTGTAGTTGAGATACCCTCATAAAATTGTACATTGCTACTAATTTCTACTTGACTAGCACTGACTCCTGCTATATTTTCTGTTGCCCAGTAAACTACCTTGTGTAGTTTTTCTATATCCAATGGTTCTCTTTTGCCGTCACGTTTAGTAACTTGTATTGTCATTTTGAGGGGGCCTTTCTATCGAATCTTGTGTACAAACATAGCAGAGTCTATGTTTCTTGTTATTTTTGGATTATCTAATGTTTTCATATTTACTAATTTATCTTCATTCCAATACAGTGTGTATAATATAGTACTCACCTGGACTATATAGTCGCTTTTAATTATATCTAAAGTATAACACATGTCAGAAGACTATGCAAGATTATATACCAAAAGGTTAACCTAATTACATGTTTAAATACTAAAATGTTCTAGAGAATACTTTATGCTACCAGCAATTGTATTTGTATACTGGATACTAATTGTTGAACCACTTTGAACTGCACTAAGCACAATGTCACTTGGATTGTCTTCACTGAAGTCATCAACATATGCTAGGGTTCCGGCACTATCGTCGGTATCTTGTCCAACCACTCTCATGGTACCAAAACGTACTACGTTTGTTGTTGGGATTTTATATTGATAATTCATATTAAAGGCAGTTGCATTGGCAGTGTTGACTGTGAAAATTGTTGTTGCTGACCCTTGCACACCTAGTGTTGCAATACTACCGGCTAATCTATGATATGTTCCAATTTCTATTTCGTTGCCATTTGTAAGAGCATAACAAGCCTTGTCATTATTCTTTACACGTGATTGTGTTCTATCATCCGCATCACTACGTTCAAACATATCGCCAACAGACACATTATTGTTTCCATTGAATTCAATTACTGCTGATGCTTGATTACCTGCACCTAAGTAGTCATTTCCAACGTCAAGAAATATATTGTATGCACTGACATTGAATGCAACTGCTCCAATGCTTATACCTTGTTTTGCAACCTTGTCAAATAGGTTTTGTACAATACGTACTCCTTCTGGACCACCGTTATCTGGAGTACCGGTACCTAGCATTATTCCTTGATAAACATTTGTGATCTGCGAGTTTTGTAATGTAACTCCTTGTATATTTTCATCCGTAATTAGTGCATAACTTAAAAAAGAAAATTTACAATTATTAAATTCTATCTGTTTGCAAGTATACGATGCCGTACTGTCAAACCGTACCCCTGCTATATCGTCTCCAGCATTTGATGGATTGCTGGCTAAATTTCCTTTAAAATTACAATTGTTTACACTAACACCGTTAGCTCTATCTATTAACATCATATCAACGCCAGCTTCTTTACTTGTGAAGCTTAATCCGCTTATTACAATATCTTGCGGAGCAATAGCACTATTTGTACCTATATTTGTTGTCGTCTGTTGTAAACTATCTGCAGTTTGTATTACATAAGCACCAAACGAACTGTCAGATCCTACATCCATTTCAAGTATAGCACTATCTGGTCCATCACCATATAATTTAGCAAATGGCGGTACAAGAATTGATTGTGTTATTCTATAAGTGCCTGCTGGAAAATATAAACTACGTCTAATTGTTGTATTTGTTTGTCTGCAGAAAAGCTGAAACAATGCTCGATTAATTGCGTCAGTATCATCAGTCACACCGTCACCAGTTGCCCCAAAATCTAAGACACTTGCAAAGTTATCTAATTTTGCTTGTATTGTTTGTGTAACAGGATCTCCTGAAGTTGGCCCAGTCTGTACAGTATATCCTGCATGACTGCCTTTGTAAGTATAACTTGTTGATAAGTTAAGTATATCACTATACTGTGTAAGTATTTCTGTATTACCAATTGCTGGTGCACCGTCGGCAATGGTTCCGTTACCAATGTACAATTTACGTGCATCGATTACCCAACCGAATTCAGCACCCGCTAGTTGCGGCAGGTTGTCTGCCAACCCTTTACGATTTGTTATTCGTGATACTTGTACTATTGCCATCTATTGAAACTCCGTAATCTAGCTGTATTTAGCACGTGATATAGTATTGCTCAACTCTCTTCCACCACTGTTGGCGCCAGTGTTCAAAGTCGTCACCTTCGACAATAAATTCTTGATACAGAGGATCTTCTTTTAAATGTCCCATGTCGTCCACTGCTGGCTTTACTGCCATAAGCACTACACCTTTGCGTATTTTTGTTCCATATACTTCATTGTGAGCTTCTGCATATGCACATAATTGTAATTTATAATCTTCAATCCACTCAACTTTTTTTGGTTTATTTGATTGCTTGAAATCCATTATAGCATCTTCACCACTGTGTACGCCAACGCAGTCTGTTGTACCTGCATATATGCCTGGAAAATACATAGGTACTTCTACTCCCCAAACTTCGGTTACGTTGCACATACCTTGTTTTATAACTGCCTGTGCCATTGCATGTGATTGCCAACTGAATGGATTGTTGCCACGTTCTTTGATTGTACCATCAATGCAATAGTTTTCTAAGTAGGTATGCATTCGTGTACCTCTGTTGGCAGCTTCGGTGACTATCTTTTGTGCTTGATCAGTGCCTACACGTTTACGCCATCGTGCTAATCCTTCTTGCTTTTCTTTTGATTGTGTAGCACCTAGTATGGTAGTGACACTTGGTACAGCATTGCCATCGGGAGTTGAATACAGTCGTTTACCATCAACTTGTTTTCGCGAGAGATTTTTGTATTGAAATTTTTCTATAAGCATCTAGTAATTATACATGTTATTTTAACAAAGTCAATCTAATAGAGACTTTACTTTTACTTCTGGATAAATTAGTTCGTAGTTTGTATCAGTTAAAGTTGGACAAAATTTACACTGTGGGATAACATTATCAATATTGTTTAAAAAATCTTGTCCTTGTGTTTCAAGATCGTCTGCACCGAGAGGAACATAACTGTTTATAAGTTGCCTATCAGATTCTGGAATCTCAAGGCTATGTTGTTTATCAAAGTCTGGAAATAATGCAACAGGGCCGCACTTGTATAGCTTTCCGGCTATCATATGATAGCACTTGTACTGTGCAAATCCACATGCTTCATGTGCAGACGTAGGATTATTATTATGCAAGGTAAATTTTCCATCACTGTTCTTTTGAATTGCAGCCGAACTAAAATGATCTTGTACCCAAATAATTATTTTTACCCCTGCGGCGTCAATAAATTCTAATGTGTCGCCTGTTTGTAAGTCTTTATCAATATTAGCAGGATACTTAATTGGATGTGTTAAAAAAGCATCGACCTGTTCTAACAACATGTCTTTGTGATTACGATTGTGCCAACTTATTCCTAACCAGTTCCTATATGAATTGCTTAATAGAGGATATAGTTTTTTAGTTTTTGATAATCTAGTTCCGTTACTTAATATTTGAATTGGCCTTCTAAACAATCTGTTAAGTCCAGTTACCCAATCAACAAGAGTCGGATTAAGCAAAGGCTCGCCGCCCATTATAACGACTTGATCAATAGTTACATGGGCGGCCCATTTCTCAAGGTCGGCTTCATGATCAGAAAATCTTTGCCAACCAATAAAATTATAGTTGTTAAACCTATTACAGTTTTTACAAGTTAGGTTGCATGTATGATTAATGTAAAATTCAACTTTTGGAAGGTGAAACATCTATGTGAGTGGATTTGCAGCATCTGCCATACCAGCAACTGTGTCTTGTGCTTGGTCTGGTGTCATGGTATCTTCGCCTTCTTCGCCAGTAACACCGGCACCGACTAGTATTATGTTATCAGCATCAACATTAGAAATTATATTTTTTAGAGGGTCTACTGTTGCTAGTGTTCGTAGTTGTTGATCAGTAATGTTTACACCCATGTTGTGTGCCATGCTTAGAAAAACGTCAATTGGTACTGTGTGTTGTGTATCTTCGTCGTCTGCACGACCAAGTAAATATTCTGCTAGTGCAGTTAGTTGTTGTGCAGATGGTTTATCTGATCTACTTGTGAACTCAAGTATACGCATTTATCTTCTTGCTCTACCAAGAGCTCCATCTTGTACATCAACATTTACATCAACTGCTTCACCGCCTGCTTCTGCATCAACATTCACATCAGCAGTTGCATCGATCGGAGCAGGTGCTAGTGGATCTGCCATTGGCTCATCAACAGCTGGAGTACCTGCAACTTCTTCTTGTCCTGGTACCACTGGCTCTACACCTGTCATGGTTCCTTGTGCGGCTTCCATTTCAGTTTTTGAAGCCTGTATTGCATCAACTAGTACTGCTAGACTTTGTCCAGCGGCATTGTTAAATGCCTGTGCTTCGGCAGTTCCTATAGTTGTCTGAATGCTACCACTTAGTGCTGGTAAATCTTTGAACTGCATTGATGTAATTTCTTCTAACATCTTTTGCATTCTATCTACCATATCCTGTGCGGCTAAAACTACTTGTGCTTGAGCTACTTCGTTTTCTGTTAGTACACGCCCTGATGCTTTAAGTACGGCACCTTCAGCAATCTGGTTAAGCACTTTACCTGCTTTGCCTTCAAACTTGCCTAGTGTTTTAGCAAGGTTTGCACGTTTTTCTGTTTTAGCATTGTAGTCATCTTTGTTTGCTAACACTTTATTGGCAAATGCACTTGTACTCATTCCGGCAGCCTTTGCTTGTCTTGTAAAAGCTCCAGGATTTTTACTTGTTGCTTTTTTAATCCAGTTTTCTGCTTCTCTAACTAGCTCTTCTTCACCAAGGTTTATTTTACCATCATCAACATCTTTCTTAAACTGCATAGCAGTTGCTTGATCGTCTGTTGATCCAATTACCTCGCCATCGGATTTGATCTGTGTTGCACCAGTTTGTGGTTCAAGTGTAACGTTTGCTTCACGTAATCGTGCATGTAGTCCTCTTTCCATAACAATCAACTTCATATAAGTTGGATCACTTTCACTGCCTACAAAGCGGTTTGTTGTACGGTGTTCATATATCAACCCACGAACTTTTGTTAGCATGTCGCTTGCCGCATTTGGTTTCATGGCCGCGAAGTCAATGCTATTACCAAAATAGTTCTCTAGAACCTTTTTGGATTGCTTAGTGTGTGGTGTATCTAAGTCAAATAATTTCATTGTCAAATCCTTTTTGTTGACAGTATTTAGCAACATTAATACTTTTCGTTAATTGTTTTTGTATAACTTGGTATTCATATTTTGCACTGTCAAGTCTGTGAAGCACAACTTCCTTACGAAAATCATCAGTGTTAGGACTGGTAATTACATGTCTATAATGCATCATTTCACTTTGTCTACCGAGAAGTTTATCTTCGAGCACGACTAAATTTTTGGCATCTAGTAACATTTTATTCTTGTCAAGTATACAATAGCTTAGTGCAATTCTACAACTACTACAAGTCTCAATTAGAAAGTCGTCACGATAGATACTATATTCATCAGAAGATTCTTTTACTATTTCGTAATCTGCAAACGCCATGATGCTATCACCATTTCTAAAGATAGCATTAGGGTTTGAATTCAGAAGTTCATCTGCAATTTTATTTAATAATCGGGAGGCTTTTTCTGTTACCCGACTACGTAAGTTATCACTAGCCATCCAATTGTTCCTACAAGAGCTGCAATTAAACCTGTTCCCCAGCCGATAAGCTGGTCTGTCCTACGTTGAGCCATTTTCTCAACCATTCTATGAACTTCATTAATCATCATTTCTAAGCGATCAACTTTTTTATCCAAGCCTTCGATATTGCTTGCCATCGATTTGTATCGCTCTGCACATAAATCAACATGTGCTTCTAAACTCTTTTTTTCAATTGGTGCGGTGTCAACCATTGTAGTCTCTGTGTAATTCTGTTACGAGTATTTATTAAATTCCTTCTTGAATTACTTCAAAATAAATGTTAGGCTTAGCTCCAGTTGCTATTAAATACGGTACTAAAAAGCCCTCTTTATAAGTTTCTTTTAATCCGACAATCATTGGCACGCCGTGTATTGCTTCTTTTAGTAATCCAGTTTCATCGGTTTCTGTTGCAAATGCACCATCGTGAGAAATACATAAACTAAATGTCCAGTGTTTCATTCCTTCTTCATTGGTTATAATGGTTGGCACTGTAATGTCATCTGGATTAGCTCTAAGACTTACACATTGTAATATTGTTTCAAAGTTCCTTTGTTGGTTACGACTAAAATCCCATTCTTCGACCGTCGAAATTGCCCCAGCCACTTTTGTTTTTCTATAACTTGTAGTACCGGTTTGTGTACAATCAAAATATGTAACTACATTAATTCTTTGCATTTCTTAAACTCCAGTAAACTTGCAGTTTGTCTAACATTTCTTTTAACGCAGGATCGTTTGCACTTTCTGTAACAATTTCAGTCAAATATGGTGAAATTGTATGAGCATCAGGCTTTTTAATAACTAGCTCTCGCTCTCTGCTATCAGTACGACGCCTGTATACTGTATTGCCTTTATCAGGACTTTCATAAATCCATTCAGTTTTTTGCATACAAATATTTAGTCGTAAAAAAACCCTAGTTAATAAAAACTAGGGTTATTATTTTTTTAATAGTAAATTAAAATTATGCTAATTTAAAGTTACCAGTTGTTACGTCTGTACCTGCACAGTTAATTGCTCCAGTACCTGCAGAAGTAAGTGTTCTGATTGATGCTTGCAATGTTGCTGCTGTGTAAGCGTCTGTTGGATAAATTCCTACAGAAATTTGACCAGTTGAGTCATCTTCTACCTGGTAGATGTAAACTCCTGCTTTTTGTTGAATTTCTGTCAAAATTGCTTCTACTGCTAAGCCTGTACCAACTTGTGCTTGTAAGTCTTGAGCTGCGTTACCTGCGTTCTCAACAATGATTTTGAAAAAGTCTAGTTTTGGACCAGTTACGTTTACTGGTGCTGATGCTGCTAATGCTCCTGAAAGTGATCCGTTCTGCGTATCAATGTGGAATACCTGTTGTGCATTACCATGGGTTCTTGTGAATGATGCCATTTTAATCTCCTATATCTAATGGTGGAATCGCTTATGCGGTTCCTACTTTTATTTAGCGTCGTTTGAAGATTTTTGTCCTACGTAAAAACTCGTAAAACTCGTTCTGTAGGCCCGATTTACGCATCTGAAGCATGAGTCTATCACGTATCACGTTCTTATCTCTTGGAACAATACGTTCCCAAGTAGCAATTTGTCGACGCATCTGTATCAGTGGTGCTTTCAAAAAGTCTACCATATTACGTTGTAATATCAACATCATGTAACTATAGTCGTTATTTTGAAATTCACGTTTTGCAATATTACGTAAGTTACGTTTTAATCTTAGTTCAGGAATGGTAATTTTTACATCTTGTGCAATGCGATCTTTAAACTTTTCTGGTTTCATAATCATTGCTATAATATTATACAAGTCTGGTTGGCTGGTTCTAAATCCAGGCCAGTTTTGCAACTTCATTATATTTTCGCTTACTCGTGCCGCATAATCAGGATCACTGTTTGCCAGTATTTGTAGTGCTAATAATTGCTCAAATAACTGCTCACCTAGTTGACTTTGTTTAAGTCCGTTAAGTTGCCTTGGTGTCCTATATGCACGGCTCTCACTCAACCAGTTAAATGCAATTTTATCTTTTTCAGTGTTCTCGCTTAAACCTTTTACACGTGCAATAGCATTCCATCTTGCAGTTACCGTATCTACCCATTCCCAATTATCACCTGAGAATGCACTTACACCTTTAGAATATATATCCCATTCACCTCTGTGTATCTCGTCATCATCTAAGTGTCTTGATATCTTGTATTCAATTCCATTGTGTGTCATCAAGTATGCACCGGGCTCTTTAGGATGCTTTTTAGTAGCACCTTCTTTGACTACTGGTATCGGACGTACACTTTTGCGAGGCATTTCATAACGTGTGCCAATTCTAAAAGGTGAGTTTTCAACTGCAAATACTCTGTTTGGCGTATCAAAATCTTTTTTACGCATAACTGTTTTAGCAATAAGATCAAGTTCGTTGTTGTTTTTGTCAAAGACCAATGCAAAAGGTACATTAATGTCAGTTTGTAAATCACGCATCACTGCTTCGCTATCTGGGCCCATTTGTGCAATAGGTTTGCCATAACGTTTTCGTTCTTGCTTGAACAAACGTGTAAGTTCAGCCGGCACTATTGGTTTTGCATTGCGTTCACTGTTTACTCTGTCTTTAAAATGTTTTGTAAACTCCACATCGATACCTACATCTGCGAAGATTCTATCTGCAAACGTTTCTAGTTGTTGTATATCTACTGCGGTTACACTCATTAACTTAACTTTTTCTTAATCCATAATACTAACGCATAGACTGCGATTGCGTATACTGTTGCTATGCCTACGTCAACTAGGTGTTCACGCATATGGTATATAAATTGTATTCCTGCTTCTGCATCTGACATTATGCTACTCCTGGATTATTGGCTGCAAAGTTTACTCTGCTGAATTTATCTCTGTCTACTAGTTTAATACCATCTCCAACATAGCCTTCGTGTCCTGGTGCATCACCAATGTTGGCCTGCACATCTTGTTCTTGATTATCTAGTGCTTTGATAAGTTGATCTTTCAATAGTGCGATATTTACAAATGTACTGAACATTGCACTAACTGCACCTTTGTTTTCGTTCATCCATTCAATTATTCTTGGTGCTTTTTTTGGTTCTTTATTTAAGATCCATGGGCCAAAGTCCTGTACCATGTTAGTAAAGCCACCTTGACGTACCTTAAAGTTAATGTACTGTTTCATAAGAGCTGGTGTGTTTGTAATCTTACGTGATCGTAACTGTTGCGGATCTAAAAAAGCATCTATTGCTGGAGCATATTCATTAAAAGCATCTTGTATTTTTATTACAAGTCCTTTGTCCAGCTCTATTGCACTTCCGGTATCTCTCATTGTACTGTCTAATGCAAGTACGCCTGGAACCTTATCAAGCACACGTGTGGTTACTGGACGTACTGTGCCCTTAGGTTTGTCAATTTCTGTATGTACTGCAATACCAACGTCACTATTTCCTATTGCTTTTCCGAGGGGTGTATTATCACTTACACGATATGTAACTTGATTTGGAGTAAACACATATGCACCATTTTCAACTGGCGGTGTTGCTCCGTACAATAAATCTGCTTGTATAAAACCTCTAAAATGTTGTGGAATCGTACGTTGTAATAAAGGAAAAAGTTTTTGATATATGCCAATTAGGTCTGTGTAGTCACCTTTTCTATTGCTGAACACTCTTGCCATGTCTCTTGCACTAGTAGCAAGTCCATTATAGCCAGTTGCAACAAATCCGCCCTTGTCT